TCCATAAGAATTCCTTGCCCCGACAGCGGTGTAAACGCCGGTTTGATCGCTACTAGGGAACAGCCTGATTGCAAAATTGCCTGTATTCAGGTCCAGATTTGCGTTGGTATGGACTGATCCGTTTACCCTGACCCGTGTAATTTCGTCGAGGTTTTTGATCGCACTGTCAGCTCCATCAAGTTCCCAAAAATCACCAACGTCTGCATCGGTTAAATAGCCAGCATCATTGGCAAGTTCTGAAACGTTATCGCCTGGTGCTAACGCTCCAACATCTGCAGCGTCTAAAACAACAACGCCGACCTCACCGTTTACTGAAGTGACAGGACTATCACCGGCTTGACCTAACTCAACCCAGGATGCGCCATCCCAATAATTAAGCGTATTTTTTGCGGTGTCATACCAGAGATCACCTTCGTTAGGACCAACAGGTGGTGTTGGGCTTGGCTCTACTCCGCTACCTGGCTCAAGCTTGATGATGTTGTCGGCGTTGTCTTTGAAGAACAGCGCGGGAGATTCTGAATGCGCCCCGACTGCTAGCTCTCCAATTTCTAAACCAGACGGCAGAGGAACTTTGTCCTTGACTACCGAATTCTTAAGCTTGATCGTCGTAGCCATTGCTGTGCAGCAAAAAACTCACCTGTGCAGGTGTCCCATAAGTCTAACTCGACTAGAAAGAACCACCATCCAGCACGTCTGAGTTGCGCCAAATGCCAGTGTTATCGATCTGCAGGCGTTGACCATCCTGTAATCCAGCCAACTCAACGTCAAGCAGTGTCGCTAGATAGCTGGATCCGCCACCTCCACCTCCGCCAGTCGAGCCTGCATCGATATGGATGTAGCCTTCTTGCTCATTAATGCACAACAGCCAATCACCAGGCGTGAAATTAATTGACTCAACGGCAGGCTGATTTACTGCGTTGCCTTCTTTTTGACATATCAGATAAAGACCTGATAACTCATCGCTTGGTGCAGGAATTGCAGCGCCTGCAGCAAGTCCTGCCGTAGTTCCAAAATCAGTAACCACTGCAACGGTGCCGGTAGAGGCGTCAAATACACCGCCCCATCTGAGGTTGTTTGCCTGTAGCGCACCGAATCCAACAGGGCTCCATTGAGTACCGGCAGAGCCTCGGGTATAAACACGCAGTTGTGCTGTTGATGGCTGCCACCACAGCATCCCCAAGTAATAGTCAGGAGAGTAACCAGGAAAATCTTCCTGCATTAAGCAGGTTGAATAATCCGCCATCTTTGGCGCAGTGACTGAGTTGTTAGCCAAACGCTCAGTTGGAAACATTCCTGACGTGATGTTGTCCGCACTGATTTCAGGAATATCTGAGGAGACAAGAGTCGTAGCGTCCGTGATGACGCCAAACTCGTTGCAAGCAAACTTGGTGTAGCCCGATCCAGGAATGACGCTTGAGGTAAGCATCCGAACGGCGCCGTCGTTCACCCGCAAGTTGCCATCTGTTGGCACACTCACCCCGCCGATTGCGGTTTCAGTCGCAACTGGAAGATCTGCCGCCTCTAACGCAGCGCCACCAATAACAATGCCGTGCTGGTCATAAGTGATTTTTGGCTGCGTGCTTGGGGCAATGTTGTTTGCAATTGAGATCGCGCCAATGCCTGTTATGGCTAAACCTCCCTCAACCGGGACAGAAACAACGCCAACATCAGTCGTGGTGGCAACGGGTAGATCAGATGCAGGAATAAGGGCGGTTGACCCTGTAATAAGTCCCTGCTCGTTGTAGGTCAGACCTGCATGAGTTCCGGGTAAAACGGCATTTGTAATACCAATCAAACCCAGGGTGCTATCAAGGCCCCGATTAAAAGCAGACGGATCGATCTTGGGGCCGGTTACGGCGCCATCAAGAATGTTGTTGGTTTCAACCGCGTTATCAGCAAGCTTTTCATGGGTGACCGAATCATCGGCCAAATCATCAGCCGTGACGCTTCCGTCTGGAATGTCAATCGTGCTCGGGTCGATCTTTCCGTAAGGGATCGTTCCGTCAGGGATTAGCCGAACAGTTGCCTTGGCCTGATCTAACGCGGTGATCTTTCGAGTTTCTGTCGCACTGAGATCGGCAACGGCAAACAGGTCAGCCGAGACGATCTGATTCTCAGTTAACGGCCGCAGCTCCGAAATTCTTAGATCTGCCATGCCGTTACGGGAGGAGAATCGCTATTAAACGAATTCTAGCTCTCAGAATTCTCTAGCCTGATCCGCCTTCCGTCCTCGTTGAGGATCAGCCCGGCGTCCTGCTCTTGCAGTAGATATTGAGGGATGTAAGACTCTCTTAAATCAATCTTGCCAGAAGTAATAAAACTAATCTCAGCTTCTATTAGTTGTCCAGGGGATACAGAGATCGCCACATTATTTACAATGCAGTTTTCGCATTCATACCAAACAGATTTCTCATTAGTATCAACTCCGTAATACATGAAGAAGAATCCATGGAAACTAGAGCCCTGCACTAATCTCACGCAAAGTTTTGCAAGATACGATGCAAACTCTTTTTCGTCTAACTGCAGCTTTTCGCAATCCTGTGGATAATCCCAAAAGCAGGTAATTTGGCCCTGCCCTTGCACTAACCCATTCTCATAGGAATGCTTGTAATGTTCACTAAGGCAGGTGGTATCGATGTTCTCTCGTGATGTCGTAATTGAAAAACTTTTGACTAGACCTAAACAATTTTCGTCTGACCTTGCAACGACTTCAATCGAAATATCTAAGCCAGGATCGGGAATGTCGCCAAGCTCAATTGCTTGGTCTGAGAAACCGTTGATAGAGTCGGCCAGGTTGTCGTAAAGCCTGATCCCACCTATCGGGTCAACATGCGCAAACCCAGCATAACTTGATTGAATTTGACCAGTAGGATCAACATTGCCAGGAATTAAAGTTAGAGGAACCTCTTCATTCTCAGGCAGTGTTGTGATTTCTATTCGGTCGCCCGTAATAAATTGCTCGTGAGCACCGTCGACGCTAAAGCGGCGGCGATCTACATTAACGTCGCTTCCTTGCAGCTTGGTAAAGAATGCAGTCTTGTTGCTGTTGCGACGAATAAGGATTCGCCCGTTATTGCCAAGATAGACGCCCATTAGAGATTGTTTTTAATGATCTGGCCAGACGCTTCAAAATTCACATCGACCGCCGTAATTTCATTAACAGCAGAGCCGTAACTTACTGAGGTTAATCGGGCTTCAAAATCGATGTAGTCACGTAACGCCGTGCTGGTCTCGCGCAGAAATAGACGAAGGCGTACTTTTACCGGTGAGTTGCTGAGTTTGTACTCACCTTGGTCGCTGTATTGCCCCAAGCTCCCTGCACCCCCCTGGGTGGAAGCCATAGTTAAAGCACCAATGAACCAGGATGCTGCGTTGTTGGATGGGCTGCTTTGAACGTTCGCATCCTCGGTGTAGTACAAAATCCGCATTTGACCCGTATGACTCCTGACCCCGTACTCAGTTGTTCGATCCCAATCGCCCAATGAGGTTGTTTCCAGTAACTGGACTGAGGTATTGATTGACCAGTTTGAAACGCGCAGAGGCAGTTCACGCCATCCGGTCATGTCAGTGCTGCCGTCGCTTACTTGGCCGGTGTTGGCAAATTGGATCTTGCCAGAGTTGCCGCTGTAGTAACCCATGGCTAAGGCGTTGATGCTTGCATTCTAGATCCCATCTAAATATCCTCTCAGTTCCACAACAACAGAACTACGCCCCGGAAACACGTTAGTAATCTCAGGCGGGTTGGCATAACGATATTTACGGTATCCAGGCGTCTCAGCAATTACGCGCCGCAGCCCCTCATTGCCGATGCCCGCCATGGCCCCCGTAATTGCTTCAAAGGGAAACTCGACGTAATCCCACTGACCATCACCATCTACATCAACATTGATGTAATTCTGAAAAATCTCCATTGCTTGGTCGTCCGTGATGTTGTCAAACGTCAATCGCAAAGTTGAATCAACTACTCGTTTTCCAAACTGAACCGCTGTAGTAGCACCGTTTTGCGCACGGAAAAATTCTTTTGGTGCCGCGCCTGGTGT